GGTAGAATACGCTTCAAATCCACTACCCGCAACATCATCAACAACAACTTTAGGAGAAATGATATATTCAGAATCAGTTGATAGAACTGTATTAGAAGCAAATTGAATGTAATTACCCGAAGAGTTAGAAAATGATGATGAGATATCATATAACTCACCAGCAGACGTACCGTTCTTAACATAGAATGATGAGTTTGCATACACATTTGTTACCGTAGAAGCAGTAGAATCAATTCTGTAAATCACAGATGATATAACTTCCTTTACAGTCCCTTCGTTATGAACTGTATAATCCTGCCCAGCACCATCAACACTCACATAATCAATTGTATTATTAACAGATGCTGCTTCGACTGTAGAGTTGGAAGATACTGGCATATATGATGTGAAGATAAATTTAGTAGCCTCACTACTAGAGATAGTGTACATATATTTCCACACATAACCATCAGATGTTTCAATATTTGTTACTGATTTGGTGATAGGTTCTGATGTAGAAGCACCACCACCATTATTCCAAATACATTTAAACACGTCATTATTCTGGTTTAGAATGTAATGATCGCTATTCACTTGAGTATCAGCTCTTTCATAAACAGTTCCTGATACCCATACATTCTTTTTAACGATAGGTAGGAAATCATCGCTCTTTACTTTTTTACCGAATATCAGATTATTTCTAACATCTCTTGTATGTGTGTATAGAGAACTTTCTACATTACTCGCTGGTTGATTATGCTCACCCAATGCAATGTAGAATTTACCCGAGCTTACATCGGATGTCATATTATCTATAACATATTTTCCTAAATTATTTGCCACTAGCTTGTTTCCTCAATTATTGTTTCTATACCTGATATGTTTTCTGTCTCTGATATAATTCTGGAATTACCAAATGCTTTCTTACCAGCCGGATGAACTACCTTACGTAGAATGTCAAAGTATTCGCTGAACTTCTCATCAATCTTAATATCATATGAAAATTCTTGGTAATAAAGACTATCATGTAGATATTTATCATTACTTAAGAAGCTATTATTATCACCGTAATAACCCTCTGCAATACCAACCGCGCCAATAACCAATTCACCAGTCACAGTCTTTAGATCAGTTGTTTGTAGAGATACCATACTTGGAAATGCGTAGTTAAAAGATGAATTCACAACCTGAACTGTCTCAACCAAATTAGTACCGAATGATGCATATCCCTCAATCACTGCGTTATTACCCAGGAAATTACCATCATCATCCTGTATCTCAAGTCTTGCTATATCCTCATCAACGGCCAAGATATCCACAGTATCATCATATAAAAGACCCGGCTCTATAGAATAAGCTTCATATAATATCTTTAGATTTACATCAGTAAATGATAGAGCTTCTTCAATATTGCTACTCATATCCTCAGCACCAGAACCCGGCATACCAAAGTCGGCTGAATTTAAAGGAGTATTGGCGTAATCTGCCAATGGTACATCACTGAAGCTAATTGTCGTATCGCTATCTCTTAATAGACTACCAATAACAGCACCAGAACCCGGTACTCCTCTTTTATTGTATGTGTAATCAATCTCGCCTTCTCTATAACCCAAACCTTCTGTAATTACCAGCGGAGATAGCGAACCATTAAGGCTACCTTCTTGAAGCTTTTTAACCTTAAATTTTAATAACGCGTCATCAACGCTTAGTAGTTCTTCACCAGTTGTAAAACCAGGAACTGAAGAGTTTAATTTGAAACCAGTTACAGAACCCTTAATCTTAGGAGAGCTATTCAGATTAGAAATGTTATCATACACTCTTTCATTCTCTAGGAAATTACCGCTAATGTTCGATATCCATAAGATATGGTTTCTAATGCCATTATGGATCTTAACCTCATATGACTCCACAATACATTTAGCACCGGAATATTCACCTGTAATCTCTTTCCCTTCAAGATCTTTGTTGATATCTTCTTCAGATACTTCAAAGTATTTTCTAAGGATCCACTTACCGGCAGATGCTCTGAACACATCACTACCAGGTAAATAGATATCAATCTCTTTATTATAAAGAAGACGGAATAATAATCTAAGACCTTCATCAGTACCCTTTGATCTGTAGATATCAAGAATATGCTTTTGTAGATATCTCTGGTTACCCAATAATTCAATTGGTAAATCAGCCATGTATTGTTTCTTAAAGAATTTAAGGAAATCGGATGTAGTCTCATCAATATCTAATAGAGATGGAACATCTTTCGTAGGGCCTGTATATGAATTATTCTCAACCCATTGGTAATAGACCTTAAGGAATTCAGTAAATGTTTCACCATATTCTAAATAGAATTCAGGAAATTCATCCTTAACTCTGTCTACTATAAGAGTTTTATTAAGCATTTGCCACCATTTCTAATTCGAAGTCGGCTGAGTCAAAGATGATGTAATTGTTATTTGTTACTTCAATGTCTCTTGATTTTGTTTCAGCAAAGATAGAGATATAATCCGTATACTCTGTAACTGTAAGATCAAAGGTTAACTCACCTGTTGTATAATTAACCGAGCCAATATTTTCAATAAGCGTGTTGTTTCCTGTTGTATTTAATGTGTATAATCCTAAATTACCATCTCCATCATCCTCAATCCAAGCTTCATATGTTTGATATGTGAATGTTGATGACTTGACACTACCAGCAATCGCTTGAATTTCATTAGCGAATTTGATATTATAGGCTGTCTCCACTTCATTAGTAGGAGTGATTCTTTTACCAATCTTTAGGAATAAACTGTTACTTGTAATTGCATCATTCGACTCATCGATCATATTCGATATGTTAGATGAATAAGCTCCTTGAATGAATTTATTGAACTGAGAATCATTAAGAGTTAAAAGCTTCGTGATGATAGCTGATTTGATATTAGAAGCAGTATCGGTTGTATCATTTGGATTATACTTAATATTTGAAGCAACTTTAATGTAAAAATATTCTAAATCTCTGATAATAACCTCTGTTGTTAAGTTTTTACTGTTAAGGAACGAACTAATTCTTGCTTTTAAAATATCCGATGCATTTGTAGAGTTATATGGCTTTAAAGCTACCAGCACTTTACTGTAAAGTAATTCTTCCTCACCTCCATATGCACTCACTGCTTGTATCTCAGGAAAGTTTGTTACAACCATATCCTTATAGTTATATTCAGTAACGGCTGTCTCCTGAGTTTGATAATGTCTAGGAGCGCTATATTTAACATTTGCATTTGATTCTCTTTCAGAACCACCATATGATGATAAATTAGTTACAACTGATATTGAACTATAACCTTGAATTGATTCAGTGAATGTAAATGTATTAATACCATTAGCATCTTCGCCAACTGTATCTAAATAAGATATTTCTACAGTTGAACCTGATTGAATAGCTTCTCCAAGAACTCCATCACCAAATACAATCTTATATTGATTGGCTCTATAACCCTCAACGAAATAAACTCTTGATGTTGATGATAAACCGATCAGTGATGCTGCTTTAGTAAATTCAATTTTCTCGTTGTTGATAGTCACATACACTTCCAATGAAGACGTATCTACATTTTCTGAATTAATAATAATTTCATTACTATATGTTGTTACGCCATTTTCAGTAACAGAATTTAATGTGAAATATTCTGTAATGCTTTCGCCTTCAAACACTTCAATGCCAGCCAATGTATAGACATTATCACTCTTTGTTAATTTATAATTCTGTCTTGTTGAGAAATAATAATTTACATTGTTCACACGTGATTTAAATCTATAGCCCTTTGGAATAAGAATAGAGTTTGGGTTATCCTCAGGAGTAATAGTTACATCTAACGAAGCTCTTGATGATGTACGTGATCTTGGTGTATAATTAAGTTCTTTAGCTCTTGATACGATACTTTCTCTTAATTCAGCTGAGTCTAAATATGATTCAGCACCCATCATGTTTAGATAATGGTTATTATACATTGTATTTTGCATGAGAATATCAATAAGAACCGCAAAGTTTGAACCCTCAAAATTGTAATCCTTAAATCTCTCTTGAGATTTTAGATAAGTCTTAAAGCTTGATTTTAGATCATCATGTGCTAGATCAGATGTTGACAGGAAGTTGCTCATTAATACCTTTTTATTATTATTTATCTAATTCTTCTTAGAATATTTTCAATTATAACAGGCTCAAAACTATTTTTAGTGATGAACTTAATTGTTACGCTATAGTTATTTTGATCATTGTTAGCCGTTACTATCACATCCAATAGAGTAGCTCTCTTCTCGTATGTGTTAATAGCAGATACAATTCTATTTTTTACTTGATACTCAGTCTGTGGTGATAGATTTTCAAATAGGTCAGCCGGAATACCAGCACCAAACCTAGGATTTCTATATCTTTCATATGGAGATGTAAAGATAATATTGAATATAGATGATTTAACGGCTTCCTCTTCAGTAACCATTAGAACATCATTTGTAATAGGGTGTGTATCAAAATTTCTTTTTAAATCAGAAAATAGGATAGCCATTATGTTAGTCCTTTAATTATTTTTAGAAAAT